TGGCAAAAAGACAGCTGGAACATTACCCAGCAAATGATGCTTTTGGCCCAGGACCCCGATAAGGCCCGTCTACTCAAAGCAGAAGCCGGCGCCTAGCCCCTGTGGGGCACACCCATAAACCTCACTGGAGCTGATCCATGTCCGCCTTTAACGGCAACTATTCGGGAGGAACGTTCCTTTCGAACCTTGTTACCCGCCCCGAGTTCCTTCAGTACACCGCTGAAGGCATTTTCGAGCAATCCAAGTGGGTCCAGTCCGGCATTGTGCAGCGCAACGCTGCTCTTGATGCCCGTGCTGGCGGTACCCGCGTGCGCGTGCCTTTCTTCGATCCGATTGCCCCCACCGAGACTCAAATTCTGAGCACCTCGACCTGGGGTGGCGGCGGCGGCTATCTCGTTCCCGCGAACGTGACTGCCGACGAGCAGATCATGACCCTTCTGCACCGTGGTTTCGCCTACGCCGCAGACGACCTGAGCAAGCTCGGTTCTGGCGCTGACCCCCTGGCCCACGTCCGCAACCAGCTGACCGCTGCCATCAACAAGCTGAAGACTGCCACCATGGCAGCTCAACTGCTTGGTCTGTTCGGCGGCATCTCCGGCGCTGGTGTGCTGGGTGGCAACCAAACGAACAAGACGTTTGCTGGCGTCCCCGGTTCGATGACCGAGGCAAACTTCCTCAACGTGGCCAACGTTGTGGCTGCCAAGGCCAAGCTCGGCGAGCGCGGTGACAACCTCGATTCGATTGCAATGCACTCGAACGTGGCTTACTACCTGCAACAGATCGGGATGCTGACCTTCAGCACCTCGGCCCTGTCCACCGGTGGTGCCATCACCTGGGGCGGCGGCGGTGTGGGTATCACCCAGACCGAGAGCGCCTACTTCGCCGGCCTGCGTGTCGTCATCGACGACCAACTGACCTTCCTGACCGGCGGCACCTCCACCCACGCGGTGAAGTACCCCGTCTATCTGTTTGCCTCGGGCGTCATTTCCGAAGGCATCCAGCAGGACCTGCGTCTCGCTGCCGACCGCAACATCCTGTCCATGCAGGACGTTCTGGCTGTGGATTACCACTACGGTTACCACGTCACCGGCACCAAGTGGAACGTGGCCGGCGACAACCCGACCAACGCTGCCACCACCGGCAACCTCGCCGACACGGCCAGCTGGAGCCTCGTCTACAGCGCCGCCAAGCAAGTGCCCATCTGCCGCCTGCTGGTCAACACCCCGTTCGATACCACCGCTTACGCCTGATAAGCGACACTCGAACAAATCGGGGCCCTACGGGGCCCCTTTTTAATGGTCGTTCAGTCAAGACCAAGACGAATTTTCTCCTGCGTTTCAAAAACGACAGGAGTGTTCATCACACTCTTGTACGACTGCAGGATCAACTGGTTGATGACGTCGTAGCTGACCTGCAACTTCTCACCAATTTCGGTGATGTTGAGGCCATCTTCCTCCCGAAGTCGGCGAATTTCGAGGGCGACATCCTCCAGTTTGCGAGGCGAGTTACCCGGCATAGCAGGGTTTACCGCAGGGCTTTTAGTCCCTACGCTGGTGTCACCGTCCATTTGTTTGCGAGCAGGCATGAGCATGGTGCGTCTCTTCGTATTACAGGATAGCTGCCGCAGCTTCGTAGACGTACCCTACGGCCAGCACCTAGAAGCCCAGGCCGACCTGGAAATGGCCGGTGCCAACGTTTACCACGCGGCACTGCTTAGCGCACCCCCAAAGACAAGAAACTACCGAACGGCAGTTAGACTGCAACAAAGACTGTATTAACCGTGCCAGCAGCAATCGACGCGACTCTCGGGGGCACCTCTGCGAACTCGTACGTCACGCTGGCTGCTGCCAACACGTATTTCGAAACAGTCCCCGATTCCAGCACCTGGACCAACAAAACCGACGACCAGAAAAACCGCTCACTGATTTCCGCCACCCGCTGGATCGACGCACTGACTTTTTACGGCGACCGCTGCACCGAAACCCAAGCACTGAAGTGGCCCCGCGACGAGTACAAAGTTGACGGCATCGACCTCGTCTGCACCCTGATCCCAGAAGGTATCAAGGTTGCTACCTATGAACTGGCGCGGGCCTTCGCCAACGACACCGACGCCATCACCGGCACCAGCGGCACCACCGGTATCTACGACGAAGTGGAACTGGGCGAACTCCGCGTCAAGTACAACAAAACTTCACAAACCAGCGGCGTTATCAACAACGTCTTCGACGTCTACCCGTGGCTTCAGACCTACCTAGGCCCCTACTGCCTAGGCGGCGCGTCTAACCACGCTGTACGCCTCTACAGGGGCTAGTCATGAGCCAAATCGACGACGTATTCCAAGCAATCCCCGCCCCCCTTCTAAATGACTGGGGCCAGACCATCACGTACCTCAAAACTTCTACGCCCCGCATCTACGACCCCACCACCGGCAGTGTGAATGGTGCCGACGTCTCTGTAACGATCAAAGGCATCATCACCCGTGTAACCCCCCGCGAATCCGAGGGCCTGTACCAAACCACCGACCTAAAAGTCATCATCGGCACCGCCGAGCTTGGAACTTACTACCCCACCGAAGCCGACCGCATCCAATACACCCAAGACGGCGTAACCCGCGAGGCCAAGATCATCGCCATCACCAGCTACCGAGGCGATAACCCAGTGCTCCACACCCTAATTGCGAGGCCCCAGTAATGGCCCGCCGTATTGGTACAGCCCGCAACGACATCCGCAATCTGGGTTCCGATGCACTGAACGCAATTAACCAGGCGTGCCGACAGGCTGCGGTCGAAATAATGAATGACCTGGGCCGCTTGGGTCCGGCCTACACAGGCAATTTCCGCGACAGTTGGGTCGCCATTCCAGTCGGTCAGGGTGCCTCCGGAACAGCAGGCGGCGACTACCCATACCAAATTTCAGATGTACCCAATCTGTCTTTGACCCGCCGCGAAGTCGGACGTGTCACAAAATTCACCATAGAAAACACACAACCGTACGCAGAGTACGCACTGGACTTAAAAGAAGGACGTTTCTATCCACCCGACGAGTTCGGTCCTATCAAAAAACCGGTAAACGAAGGCAGTCGTGCAGATGGACTAACAAAACGCGGCGACGTTAACCCAGGCATTGGCGACGCAAAAAGTACCGCCGAACTGGACTGGTATGTAAATTACATCAAGGGCGGTGGTCTGCAAAAAGCATTGACAGCCGGCGTAAAACTGGGCTTCAAAGCATGAACTACCAAGCAATTCGCGCATCAATCGAGAATCCGCTGCTTTCGGCGTTTGGCGCACTGGTGCCTGCTGTACCGATTTACTTTGACAACATCACAGCCGTTCCACCCAATACCACCACCGAGTACGTCCGGGTCAACATCACCTTTGGCATTACAAATGAACCAACGCTGACCAGCAGCGTGGACAATGCCCGTGGTGCCCTGATTATCCGCATCTTCACTGAAAAAGGCCGTGGTCCCGCCCGCAATCAAGTGCTGTTAACCACCGCTGTGAATGTGCTGGAGACACTTAACAACACCGCTAAGACAAACAGCGGCACCTTCATGCGCTTGGGTGAAATCAACGGACCCACGTTTTCTTCTACTGAAGAAAGCCCCCATTTCATGGGTCGAATTGACACCAGTTGGGTGGCGACAGTCCTTAGTTGAAGACTGTTGCTATTCTGTTATAAGCCGGGCAGTGCCCGCCCCACTGTCCATCCCTTTGGTAAGTCCCTATGGCCACCACTGTTCTGTCCGGCACGTCCGGCGCTCTGTATTACAAGCCCGCCGGCACCACCGGCACCTTCGGTGAAGCTGGCGTCAACGCCACGACCGATGTCATCACCGTCGAGCCGTTCCTGAACTTCAAGGTTGGCGATCCTGTTGTCTTCAGCATCTTCAACCCCCTGACCAATAGCACCGGCACCGGCACGTTGCCTGCTGGTATCACTGGCGGCACCACCTACTACGTGCTGAGCTACACCGCAGCTACTGGCGCCCTTACGGTGTCCGCTACTGCCGGCGGTGTGATTCTGCCGATCACCGATGACGGCACTGTCGCCGCCCCCAACGAGTTCAAAGTTGCCTATGCAGCTTTTGCCGCTGTGGGCCAAGTCCGCGACTGGAGCTTCGAGATCACCCGCGCCGAGATCGACGTCACCACGATCGGTCAAACCCCCGGCCAGTACGTGCCTTTCCGTAGCTTCATCGCCGGTTTCGCCGACGGCTCTGGCACCGCAACGGTCTACATGACCAATGAGGATGCCGCGCTGTCCAACCGGATGATTGAGGACGTGCTTCAGCGCCAGCAAACCGGCGCCGCCTTCAAGCTGTACACCGATCAGGTCTTCAGCGGTGGCACCCTGAGCGAATCGCTTAGCCGTTCGATCGCCTTCGATGCAGTGCTGACCTCGGCCAGCCTGAACATCAACCCGGACGACGCCCAGTCTGTGACTGTCAACTTCCGTCCGTCGGCCACCCCCACCTTCGACTTCGCCAAGTCCTGATAACTTCAAAGTTATCGTCACCGGCCCCACCACAACGGTGGGGCTTTTTAATGCTTATTGCGTTACACTAGAACGTAAATCAACAAGGTTTTATGCCTTCCTCGATTCCTGTCAGGGCGATTGACCGTCTTCGCAAGGCGGCAAACCTGGAACCCAGCAAAAAGTCCGTGGAACTGTCTGACGGCACCACCTTTGAGATGTGGGTCAGCCCGCTGACCATGGCCGAGCGTGAACGCGCCCAGAAGCAGGCCAAGTCGGACGATGCCAACGCCTTCGCCCTCCAACTGCTGATCAGCAAGGCACTGGACGAAAACGGCGCCAAGCTGTTCGCCCCCGGCGAGATCGACGTCCTGAAGAACGAAGTCAAGGACAAGGACCTCCAGACCTTGATGCTGGCAATCCTCACCGACGACGCCGAGCCTATCGACCCAAAGCCCTAGCCGCCGAACTGCGTAAGGACAACTGGCTCATGCTGGAATTTGGCGTTGCCAAAGAGCTGGGCCTAAGTCTGACCACCGTTCGCACCACGTTCACTGCCGAAGAACTGCTTGGCTGGAGCGCCTATTTCAGCATCCTGAACGAGGACCAGCAAAAGGAAATCGACAAAGCCAAACGCCGCCGCTAACCCCGGCGGCTTTTCATTATGTAGACTGACCTTACGAAAGACTAGGCAAACGTAGTGGCCTCTTACGACGCAAAAATTAACGTACTTCTTTCTGGCCTGCGAGACTTAGTCCTGCTGGAAGACCGCCTTGAAAAAATTGGCAGTATAGTCAATACATTAAATAAAACACCTATAGCGTTAAATGTAGGCGGAAGAGGAAAAGAAAGGGATCTTTCAGGACAATTAAGTAAAGAAGTAAACGATTATGTACGCGAATGGGTAAACGGAAATAAACAAATAGGAAAGTCTATAAACGCTGTAGAGCAGCAGGTCGCAGCGTTTAACCAACTATTGCGGGAAACCGCAATGGTACAACAAGACCCAGCGGCAAAAGCCGCTGTAGAGAATCTTGCCGCAGCTTGGGCAGATACTACCCGTGCAGCCACGCAATATGACAAAAAATTAAATGATATCCAACGTAAAGCACTCGGTCTGCAGCCGCAAGCTGTTCGTGATCTTGAAGTAGCCAGAAGAGAAGCGTTCGTAGCAAGTGGAGGGAAAAAAGCTCGTCGTGAAAGGGCTTCTTTTTTAGCCGGAGCACCTGTAAGTCAATTTCCAGTTGGCCCTGCACAAGCCTCTACTCGCCGTCGTTTTGAGGGTGATACTTCAGTAGAAAGAGCAGAAAGTGCCTTAGTCGCCAAAGAACGTCGGGCTCAACGCGCACTAAATATACAATTTTTTGCAGAAGAAAAAGCTCAAGTGCTTGAACTGGATAGGCTTCGTACCGCCAGTGCACAAAAGCAAACCCAACAGATTCGCGCTATAGGTAAAGCCGTCAGCGGTAGCTTAAGTTCTGCTGCGATCGGGGGTGCGTTTCCTCTACTGTTTGGGCAGAGTCCGCAAGCTGCGGTTGGTGGCGCTCTGGGGGGCTTACTTGGTGGTGCCGGCGGCGGTTTTGCCGGTTCTTTGATTGGCACCGCGTTAGGTGAACTTGAAGCTGCCAAGGCCCGCACAAAGGAATTAGCCCTGGAACTTGGCTTTACTTCTACCCAGGCAAAAACACTAGCTACCGCTTTTGAATTGGCCGGACGTAATAGCCAACAACTTGAAGCCGCAGTTACAAATATCCAGGGATTAGGTTTATCCACACAGGAAACAGCATCTGCTGTCAAAATTGCGGTTGAGCTGTCGCAAGAATACGGAGGCAGTGTTGAAAAAATTGCACAGGCTTTTGCGGATACACTTGAATCCGGCAAAGTAAGTATTGCGACTTTAAATAAATTTACCGCTCAAGGTATTCCTATTCAGGATGA